CTCAAAAGGAACACATGATAGTTCCTAAAAATAAATTTTGTCAAAGCGATGACTACGACTACTGTAGCCGGGATAAGTGTTGGGTTTGCCTAATACCTCTCCGTTGCAGTGATCTCATTGAGAAGTACATCAGTTACGACCCTTACGAGGCGTTCGGAAGTGAGTACGAGTCGATAGTCCTGCCGTGCGAACGGCTGGCAGCTCTCTGCTATTATGAGAGTCTCTGGACCGAAGTGAGACGCTCTAGCACGGAGTGGTCAATAGCGCGGTGGTATAGCACAGCTGTGGATCACAGAGGGAGACCAAGGGCCTTTAGGATTGTTGGTACTAATCTGCATGATCTGGCCGGTGTGGCGGCAATGCCTTACCCACCCACTATGTCTGAAATGGAGTACATCCTTAAGGAGGTGCCCCATGACGATATACCTGGGGAAGTCTTCAAGTACCTTGGTGGTAGAACGAAATTATCATTCACTCTCAAGTTGTTCTTGATGTTCGGGGTCCTTTCAGGCACGATCTTTTCGGTTGAAGCATCAGATCAATACACATCGGACCTAGTCAACACTGGCGAGTTGGCAAGGGAAATTACGCTATGGCCTGTTAACGAGTCTTTTCGAATGCTCGAGCATACTACCATATCTACAACACAGTGTCATTATGAAAACGGCACTTGCGTTGAGTACCCAAACCTAGTTAATCAGGTGTTTGATTGGCTGAGAGTGCGGGTGCGTAATTTATGCTATTTGCTTGATGAATCAACTTTGTTGGCGCGTCATTCATCTAGTGTAGCTAAGGAAAGAACACGGTTCTATAAAAATATCATCGTCAAAGATGATTATTTCCGTGCGGAGTATGATGACATCTCTACTGCAGAAAACGAACTTTATAATTTTATGATGCTATTTCTATCTTTCCTTTATGGGATTAACAGCGGTTTTTGGAGCCTCTGTATTCTCTTCATCAATTTCTTGTATTTCATGAGGTTTGCACACAACTTTGTTGTTAGCACTCCTCTAGGCTTTTGGATCTACACAAAAGTAGTTTGGGTTCTTGGAATATGGCTAGGCTATTACGTGACTTATCACGCATTAGTCGTGCTTTTAGCAGCTTCGATCAGTTATTTGCATAGCAAAATGATTGAGCTAGCTGTGGTAGTTGTCATGGCGCCTTATCACATTTGGTCTCGGTTTCGAAGAACGGGTGTGAAAGGTTTTGTCAGAGAAATGATACTACCTGGCTCAAAAATCGAGAAATTTATAGGTGCAAAGCAGCCTGCAGTAGCTGCTTTGGTAGTGGAAGTAGATGGTAAATGGCACTATTCTGCCATGTGCTTTCGCTACGAAAACCATCTGGTTAGTGCTTTTCATCCTTTTGCAAAGCATATGTCAGTTGGTCGCCGCATGGGTGTGGCCCCTAATCTGTTGTGTAAAAAGAGATGGACTCATGACTTCGGAGCAATCCAAGTTATTGATCCCTCAAACTACATAGTGGATTTTGAGCGGCATGATGTGTTCATGTTACATATGAGTGGTGAATTCTGGGATAGAGTGAGATTACCTGAACCTAAAAAGTCAGTATCTAACTCATTCAATGACTCAGCCACAGTGTTCAGCTACATGGCAGGAACGCTACACACATCGAATGGAGTCTTGACTTCGCACACCAACGTAGATTATCCACCAAACAATTTCATGGCTCACACTTGCTCGACTTTACCAGGTTTTAGTGGAACTCCTGTATTTGCTGCTAACGGAGCGGTACGCGGTGTTCACATTGGATCTGACAATTATGAGGAACGTAATATTATGTTTAGAATAGATCACATTAAGTACTATCTCAATAAGAATAAAGTGACGCGCGAGGATTCTTCTGATTTTCAAAAGAAAGTTCTAAGAAGTATGAAACGTCGCAAGGGCAAGGAAGCTGTTTACTACTTTGACGATTTTGATGAGGACAATTCTGTTGCTTATGACATCAGAACTGGCCAAATTGAACGAGTGCCTAGAACTGAAGAGGAAGACGAAGAGTTCTGGCGAGTTGAAATGCAGAAACCCGTAGGATTATGGGGAGACTACGAAGATGCTCCAATTAGTAAAGAAGAAGAAATTGATGAGGTGGAACCCAGCCAGTTCTTTGAGGTTTTGGATATGCGCAAGAAATTGCATTCTCCAACTCCTGATACCAAACATGCTGAAACAACTGAAATCCTGGAACCGTTCATGGACAAGTTTAAGGAACTAGGTTATGTTGAAGGTATGTTTGAGTACCCAGCTGCTGGGCATAAGATGGATACAAAATCTTGTGTTAACGCAATTATTCAACATGGCACCAATGTTAGCGAGTGTCCGGTACCTATTACACCTGACGAGGAAGATAGAGTGGTCGACGCTGTGTCTGCTATGGTGCAAGAATTTTCCTTCGTGGTGGATCCTAACTATAAAAGTTTGGAATATTTTGAGAGTATTATCAACACCAATCAAATTGAAGACAGAAAGTCACCTGGAATGCCTTATCTGGAAGAAGGTATGACCACTAACGCCCAAGTTTTGGACAAACTTGGAGTCACATGGTTGTACAATAAGATGATTGAATGTTGGAACATGTCTATTCTTTATAGAATGTTCCTCAAGTATGAACCCACCAAGAAGAAAAAGATTGATAATTGGATGGCCCGAGTGATACTTTCATTCCCATTGCATAAAACGTTGCAAAACATTGTACTTTTTAAGAACCTGTTGAGCACCGACGCTGTGCATAAAGGATCGAAGTTCGTTTGGTACACTTTTAACCCTAAAATACCTGGACATATTGCTAGCATGGCTCGCAGATTTCTGAATTTAGTAACTTTTAGTTCAGATAAGGAAACCTGGGATCTGTCTGTTAGAATTGAATTCTATAGAATGTTAGCAAGAATTGTGCAAAATTTGTGTAAGAAACACCCTGATATGACTGTGGAAGCTTACAAACAAGTATTGTTGGACATTTATGATACAATAATGCAAGTTGGCGCTGAAGGAGAATACAGACTGAATAATGGGTATGTGCTTAAAGCAGTTTATGCTGGTTACCTTAAGAGTGGCTGGTATTTGACTATCATAGCCAATTCAATTATGCAAGTTGTTGTGCATGTCTTAGCATGTTTTCGTTGTGGTATGAGTTTTGAAGAGATAATCGATCTACCCTTTGTTGCGGGAGGTGACGATGTCATTCAACATTTACCCGATCACATAGTTGATCGATACATTGAAGCTCACGCATCTTTTGGAATTAAGCTAAAGCTAGAAAGACACGAATCTTTTGAAGGTAGTGAATTTTTCAGCAATAGATTCTTTTTAGATTCTAAAGGTAAATGGTACTTTGTACCTCAACGTTTTTGCAAACACATCGAATCGTTGTTGCACATGAAGCCTAAAGATTTGTTCCAAGGGTTATCATCTAAGCTTGATGATTGGTGTTTTAAGGATGAAGTGTCGCAAGTTTTCGAAGATATAATGTCTGTAATCCGTACTAAATACAAACATCTGTATGTTCCATCTGTTGACAAGACGAGAAGAGAAGCTATCAACCAAGCTCGGGGTTATGAGGATTTACCAATAAATGCCGAGACAGCGATAGCCTGTGACTCACAGACGCAAACTGATGAAAAAGTTGAGGATGGTGGAGATTTCCGTGCTGAATTCGAAGCCATCAAGAAGGAGATGAGGCAAATGATGCATACTTATAGAATGCAGATAGATGCTCTAACTTCCACAAAGAACAAGTTGCAAAAGAAAGTTTTACACTTGGAAACTCAACTGGTCACAGCTAAACTGAAGAATAAAGGTGTTAGTAACAACATTGGAAAAAGGAAGAAGGACGTTAACTCTCAGTCTTCTGATCCTGTTCTTCGGAGCCCGAAAAGTCCTGTTGGTGCTACGGTACCAACGGTTGACCAAGTAGTGCAACCTCAAAGTGGAGGGGAAGTGTTTCCCCCTCTGCCGAGAGATTGTTGATATATGTACAAACTGCATGTTAAGAACAATGGTTTGGATACTACGATATTCAATCCAAATTGTTCTTCAGAAAATCTCATGTCATCGGCACGAGAACAAAAACAAAATAAAAAGAATGCATATCCAGATGAATATGACAATTTGCCAGATTCATCTTTTCCATATTTCGACAACTATACTGGCCCTTATTGGTCGGATGGCAAATTTCAGTCATCGGTCAACAATGGTCAGTCCAAGCCACTGTCTAAACTAGATTGGCATAGCAGGGATCATGATGCCTGTTTTGCTGACGGTAAAGATATCGCCTATTGTGATGATGTTTATTATAACAATACACGAGATCTTGATTTGAGAGGTAGACTGATTGGAATCATACCCAAGCTTGCGCATGGGGGTTTTTCTATATTCGGTCAATCTGGCAGGGTGGGAGGTGTGGCCGATAAAATGACTCGTCCAACACCAGCGCAATCAGCCGGAGGCCACCCGAGTGGACCTACGAGCTATTCCGGTGTCCCCACTGATAGTTTAAAGCCCATAGGAGGAGTTTATGATGGAATAGGATTGGTCGCGAAACCTTCGATGCCCAATTCTTTCCCCAAACATCCAGATTTTGGTGAAAGTACTCTGTTGCAGACAACGTATGCTCCAGAGACCCAGGAACCAAAGGTAATAGATAGACAGGAACTTTCTGAAAATCCATTAAATCTTAACCCAACGAGAGATGATCAAGTTGGCTATACCTATGAGTCTAAGGGACGATATAATTCTCAAAAGACATGGCAAAAACCAAGAAAACACAAAAATCAAAGAAAACGAAGAAACAAGCGCAAAAACAAAAAGTAGCTGTACCACAACATGGTGCTGTCTCAACTATGAGCTCAGCACCAGTTGCTATTGGCAACTCTGTAAGGGGTGTCACTAGCCAAGTGATCCAGACGCAAAATGGTGTTAAAGTGGTTGGTCGTGATTACTGCTTTGCAGCATCACCCTCTCCACAAACAGCATTTTGGGGTATTGTTGGAGGAACTCCAATAACACCTGCTGCCTTTAGTGGTAGCAATCTGAGAGCATACACACAGTATTATGCAAAATTTAAAGTGCGCAAGTTAGTTTTTCACTACATCACATCTAGTGGTACGGACTCTAGAGGTGACGTAGCTTTTTATTACAGTAAGAACAGAAATTCGGTCTTTCTGAGCCCGAGTTCTCCGTCCTTTCTGCCAATGTTAATGACTGATTCCAACACTGTTTTAGGGCCTCAATGGGTCAATCACAGTATTGCAATCAATGTTACCAGTAATTGGTTATCAACTGATTATGGTATGAACAGTGACGTCGAGAAATACGCTGCTGGTGATATCTTCCTATTGTACAATGGTCCAAAAGGAGAATCTTGCGGCTATGTTTTGATGGATTACGAGATCGATTTTGCTCAACACCAATTGATGCCTAGATCATTGGCTTTGCCGATCCCTAGAATTCAATGGTGGCAAACTTGTATCGGAGTAGTTGCTGGAGCGGTGACCGCTAATACAACTGCTTGGTTTAGTCTTAGGGACAAAAATCTAGCAGGAGTAGATAAAGCGAGACCACCGGGTTGGACTACTGGCGATGTGTACAAAGTTATTTTGAATATATCGGACAGTGCTGCCTCGGCTTGGGCTCCAGTTTCTGTAACACCCAACAACTTAGTTAGGTACAATCTATCAAGTGGTATTCCAGGAGCTGCAGCTGTTGATCCAGCTTGTCCATTAATTGATGGAACAACGCTGTATGCTACCACTTTCACAACTCCCTCGTCAGGTTCTGACCCAGTTTTCATCTTCTACCCAACAGTGGAAGCTGCAATGCTGGGTTCTTCCGACCAAGCATTGATCTGGGACGCTTCCAACACAATAACTGTATTAATACAGGTGTGGTTGTCGTTCGTCGGTTCAGTCAATACATTGTCCAACACACCAAATTATTAGGTTTGTTGGTGGTCCTGCTTAATAAATGAGGCCTAAATCTACCAGTAGCAGGTGAGATCGTTGGTTTTTAAGAACCTTGGGCATATTTCACAAG